ATAAATATTTAGATAAAAAATTTTGGCTGGATTCCAGTGATCGCTTGATGTATGAAGGCAAAGCTCCAGAGCTTTCTTTCACCAAGTCAGCAAGAATGCCAGCGTTCTTTGAGCATAGTAATGTCAATCTCCCCCAATACGCTTGAAGTCTTAGGGATGAATTCCCGTGGGCTTGTGGCTGCATTAGAAGAATCATTCCCACCAACTAACCCTAACTTTGAAGATACAATGGAAAAGATTATGTACAGGTCTGGTCAACGCAGTGTTGTTGAGTGGATCATTAATTATATGGAGGAAAACTAATGTATGTATGGATGGACGAACGTGGTAAACGCGAAAGAGCAGAACGTGCCAGGAAACGTGAAGCAGCAGCAGCGTTAAGAAGAGAAAAAGCAGTAATGCAAAAACAATTTGAAGCTCAACAGTTTCAAATTAATCAAGCTCAAAGTGCATACCGTTCTCACACTGAATCTCTATTAGCTGAAACAAGAAAAACAAGAGACGAGTTCAATGCATCAGAAGCTGCTGCTCTTGTAACAAAACGTGTTGCCGCTGCAAACCAAGGTAGGGGAACCCAAGCAGCTAACCTAAAAATTCAGCAAGCTTCTGAAGCACCAAAAACTGGTGGTACACAACCCTTCAAACGAAGAAAGGATCAATTTAAAATTGGTCAACAACCTAAATATATGGGTATTGGCGGAGACGTTCAAATGCCTGGATTTAAATCCTCAATGATTAATCTCTAATGACTGCTAAATCAAGTTATGACAGATTGTCTTCAGACCGTTCCCAGTTTCTAAATAGTGCTAGACAAGCAGCCGATCTAACTCTACCTTATCTCATCAGAGAAGACGAGCACTTTACAAAAGGTGCTCTTAAACTTACTACTCCTTGGCAGTCAACAGGAGCAAAAGGTGTGGTGACGCTTGCAAGTAAACTTATGCTTGCATTGCTACCTCCACAAACCAGCTTCTTTAAACTCCAGGTAAATGATATTAATCTTCCTGAAGATCTTGGTCCTGAGATTAGATCAGAAATGGACTTGTCGTTTGCTAAGATTGAACGCACCATCATGGAATCTATTGCAGCTTCTACTGATCGTGTTGTCGTTCATCAAGCATTAAAGCATTTAGTAGTAGCTGGTAATGCTCTTATCTTCATGAGCAAGGAAGGGCTTAAGCTTTATCCTCTTAATCGCTATGTTGTAGATAGAGATGGCAACGGTAATGTTATAGAAATTGTAACAAAAGAAACAATCTCGAAAAAATTACTTAAAAAATTTTACCCGGATTACAAAGAAAGCTCAACCAATGAGGTCTCTGATAATACAACAGGACCAAATGATGAATGTGATATTTATACACATGTCACGTTAGATAACAACCGTTGGATCTGGCATCAAGAAGTATACGATCAGATCCTACCTAAGTCTATGGGTAAATCACCTGTTGACAGTAACCCCTGGCTTGTGCTACGCTTTAACCACGTAGACGGAGAGGTCTACGGACGTGGTAGAGTAGAAGAGTTCCTTGGTGATTTAAAGTCACTTGAAGCTCTGTCACAAGCTATCGTTGAAGGCAGCGCAGCAGCTGCTAAAGTAGTGTTTACTGTCTCACCAAGCAGTACCACCAAACCAGCCACGCTTGCTAAGGCAGGCAACGGTGCTATCATCCAGGGACGACCTGATGATATTGGTGTGGTGCAAGTTGGTAAGACAGCTGACTTTCAAACTGCTTATCAAATGATCGGGTCTTTGACTCAACGTTTGAGTGAAGCATTCCTAATCATGAACGTTAGGGACTCAGAACGCACAACTGCGGAAGAGGTAAGGATGACACAACTTGAGCTTGAACAACAACTTGGGGGATTATTCTCCCTACTAACTGTTGAGTTCCTTGTACCTTATCTTAACCGTAAACTTTCTGTTGCACAAAAGACTGGAGAGATCCCACGCTTACCTAAAGGTGGTATTGTTAAACCAACAATCGTTGCCGGTATCAATGCCCTTGGTCGTGGTCAAGATCGTGAAAGTCTTGGTCAATTCCTACAGATCATTGCACAAACTATTGGACCTGAAGCTATTGGTCAGTTCATCAATACTGATGAAGTTATCAAACGCCTTGCAGCTGCCTCTGGTATCGACGTACTTAACCTTGTGAAGAGTATGGAAGAACAACAGGGTGAACAGCAACAAGCTATGGAACAACAGCAAGCAATGGCTGCACAACAACAACAACCACAGATGGCTGCTGTTGAACAGAAACGTGAACAAGCTGCTATGCAGATGATGCAACAGCAACCACCAGAACAAACCCCACCACAATAATATGCCTGAAACACTTACGATGAACGATACACCTGCTGATCAGCCAGAAATGAATGCTGATGAGCAAGACTCTTTGCAGGTTGCTGAGTCTCTTGAGGGTGCAGAGCAACCGCTGTTGGCTGGTAAATTTAAGGACCAGTCATCATTAGAACAAGCTTATCTCGAACTACAAAAGAAACTTGGTGAACCAAGTGATGAGCCCGAAGCCGGTGAAGAAGTAGAGCAAGTAGCAGAAAAAGAAGAAGAAGAAACAGAAGAAGATTCTGCTGATCATCAGCTTACAGAAGATCAAGCCAACCAATTGTTTGAAATGGTTGGTGGTGAACAAGCTTACAAATCAATGGTTGATTGGGCAGGTCAAAACTTTACTAAAGAAGAAGTAGAGATGTATGATTCTGTTATGTCAAAGGGTGATCCAAGTTCTATCTTCTTTGCTGTTCAAGCATTGAATGGTAAATATACAGATGCTGTTGGTAATGATGGACAACTCTTAACTGGTAAGCGTTCTGCTGCACAGCAAGATGCTCAGTTCCGTAGTCAACAGGAACTTGTTCAAGCTATGAATGATCCACGTTATGATCGTGATCCTGCTTTTAGGGATGACGTTATCCGTAAACTAACTAATTCTAACATTGATTTCTGATGACTGTTACCACTAACGATCGCGGACAACAAAACCTTTTTGCTACAGAACCCACCATGTACACTGATGAAAACTACACTGTGAATCACAACGACAAAGCAGAAAAACTAAACGGTCGCCTGGCTATGCTAGGTGTGATCTCTGCGCTCGGAGCGTATGCATTAACTGGTCAAATTATCCCTGGAGTATGGTAATGCCACAAGGTAAAGGAACTTACGGATCACAGAAAGGAAGGCCACCTGTGAAAGGTACCAAGAAAGGTACTAAAAAGTAATGGCTAAATCAGGTCTCTACGCTAACATCCACGCAAAGAAAATGCGTATCGCAAAAGGCTCAGGTGAGAAGATGCGTAAGCCAGGTAGCCAAGGTGCTCCTACTGCTGCTAACTTCAAACGAGCTGCTAAAACTGCTAAAAAATCATGATTGAATGCCCACAATGTACTGCGCCACAGCAGTACGTTCTAGAACAACTACAGACTTCTGCTGGTGTGACAGACCGTACAGCACTGGCAGTCATTATGGGTAACATCAAACAAGAGTCTAACTTTAAACCTAACGTCTGCGAAGGTGGTGCTATCGTTCCTTACGATCGCTGTCTTCGTGGTGGCTATGGTTTGATTCAATGGACATCTATTAAGCGGTACATTGGTCTTGGCAGCCACTGTGCTAAACGCAACGAAGATCCTAGCGGTCTTAAATGTCAAACAGATTACTTAATAAAGGAGATGAAGTTTAGAAAAGATTTATTTGCTTTTCAAACTAAACATCAAACTATTCCTTATTACATGAATGCTGCATACTACTGGTTAGGCTGGGGTATTCATGGTAATCGTACAGAACATACTTATTCTTTTTTAACTAAACTACAATGAAATTTTTTGCTATCCTCCCTGCCGTAGCTTTCCTTGCTACCCCTGCAACTGCTAACACCTACTTAAACGTAGAGAACAACGCTGGATTCAGTGGCTCTAACTTTACTGGTCATGTCACAGATTTTCATCTGGGGTATGAATCAGGCAACGAAGTAGGTTCTTATTATATTCAAGCTGGTCCTAGTATCTTTGCACCTGATGGTGGTGAAGAAGAAACTAAACTGACTGGTAAGCTTGGCGGTTCAGTTCAAGCAACAGAACGCCTCTCCGTATACGGTGAAGTGGCTGCAACCTTTGATGATGTAAATGATTACGGCACTAAGGTCGGAGTCAAGTACAGCTTCTAATAGCTAAATAGAATAAGGGAGGTGCAATTCCTTCCCTAGCTCTAGACAGCCAAGTCTTTAAAATGGTCTTACTTAATCGAACAAAACAACAATGAACTATTAATTAAATGACCACAACTATTACGCTACAAAGACAACAGAATATTTGGAATGACTTTTGTGACTGGGTAACCAGTACTAACAACCGACTTTATGTTGGTTGGTTCGGAGTCCTTATGGTTCCAACACTAATCGCTGCTACAACCTGCTTCATCGTTGCATTCATTGCAGCCCCACCCGTTGACATCGACGGAATTCGTGAGCCCGTTGCTGGCTCTCTCATGTATGGAAACAACATCATCTCAGGGGCAGTCGTCCCCAGCTCCAATGCAATCGGTCTACATTTCTACCCTATCTGGGAGGCAGCAAGTCTCGATGAATGGCTCTACAACGGCGGACCTTTCCAGCTTGTCGTCTTCCACTTCCTTATTGGTATCTATGCTTACATGGGACGCGAATGGGAA